GAAGGCTACCATCCTACCCGATGAGATTGCCAAAACCATAACAGACACAACCACCGTCACTCCGAAAGACGCGAATGACAAGTGGTATTACAAACTAACCGAAGTTCAGAACGCGAGTTCTGATTTGATCGCGGGTTACTTCGTTGACTACACTGCGGTTGCTTCGAACACTAGCCCGACAGCGGTATCGACATCAGACAAGATTGAGTTCTTGTTTGTTCAGAACGTTGATACAGCGAACGACATCTACATGGTGTTTGACGCGGGTACAGCTTCGAACACAGCAGGTTCTGCAATCAAAGTTGGTCCGGGTGAATCTTGGTATGGTCGCATTCCAAACGCGACTGTGGCAGACGTTCACGCAATTGGCTATGACCCAGTCGGCGCGGCAGCGATTGCAGTTAATGCGGTTGTGGCAGCACTGATCGACGACATCTAAGGTTAGTGCGATGGCGTACGACATCCGATCCATAACTCAGGTCGGTACATCTGAGCCATTTGAGCTACAGGTGGCTAGGGGCCAGATCCCTGGTCACTATCGTATTTATAAATTTGGTTTTAATCCTTTAATTAATCAAACAGAAGAAACCATTTGGGATGTGGGGGGCATTTATACTTATCCATCCTCCGCTGTGAAGATGACAGCTACTAGCGCACAGGGTGCAGATGACGAGGATGTTCAAGTAACCATTCAAGGTTTAGACGCTGATTACAATCAGCTTTCCGAAACAATAACGCTTGATGGTACAGGTGTTGCTGAAACTAATGGTTTCTTCCTTCGTGTTTTCAGAGCTTTCATAGAAGGGTCACAGGAGCCGTCTGGAACCATAAATATTACAAACTCCTCTGTCACATACGCTCGAATTACTGCTGGTGAGAATCAAACTTTAATGACTGTTTGGACTGTTCCTGCTGGTTATACAGCGTATCTTCTACAAAAAGATGTTACTTGTTTGACGGAAGCTAATAATAAATTTGGCACACTTAAATTAATCTCACGAAAACTAGGTGGTGTATTTAGAACACATGATAAGTTTTCTTTGGAAAATGCTCATACAGAAATAGCCTACTCAACGCCTCTTCCGTTTGTAGAAAAAACAGACATCGAGGTTCGTGCGGTAGGAAGCAGTAGCAACGCAGGACTTCATGTTTCTGCGTCTTTAGATATAATATATATCGAAAACGAGGTTTGGACAAATGGCTCGTAAAAAAGAAAATCCTATACGCAAAACCACTGGCAAAGGCGGTAACTACCGCAAAACCAAAGCTGGCGCAGGAATGACCAAAAAAGGTGTTGCGGCTTATCGTAAAGCTAACCCCGGATCAAAACTAAAGACTGCAGTCACAGGAAAAGTTAAGAAGGGCAGCAAGGATGCCAAGCGTCGTAAGTCATTTTGCGCACGTTCTGCAGGTCAAATGAAGAAGTTTCCAAAGGCAGCAAAAGACCCAAATAGCCGTTTACGTCAGGCTAGAAAGCGGTGGAAATGCTAATGGCTGATAAAAGTGTTCATGATTTGGAGTTGGAATTAGTGAAATTTCAATCGCAGCAAGATCATCTTGTGGATAGCGTTGATAAGCTGCAGAAAGACATGAAAGAAGTTAAGGTCACTCTGTTTCAAGCAAAGTGGATGATTGTAGGAGCCTTGCTTGTTGCTGGCTTGATGAATAGCGACATGCTTATGGAAGCGATATTAGGGTTTGCTAAGTAATGACTATAGGTCGCTCACAAATGTCTCAACAGGTGTCAAAGGCACCTATGAAGAGAAAGGTGAAGAAAAATGCCAAAAGACGCATGCTACCGAAAGGTAAAAGCAAGGTACAAAGTGTTTCCAAGCGCATACGCAAGCGGAGCAATCGCCAAGTGTCGTAAGGTTGGCGCAAAAAACTGGGGCAACAAAAGCAAGAAAAAGCCTGTTAAGAAGGCTATGGGTGGCGTGATTATGCCATCAAATGAGTTTCGCAAACGTCCAGTGCGCCGCATGTTAAGAGGCGGAGAGGCGATTGCAAATGGGTGTGGTCAGGTGATGACAGATCGCCGTAAAGTAACGAAGATGAGCTAATGGCTGTTCGTAAGACAAAAAAGGGTGCTGCACTCAAACGCTGGTTCAAGGAAGACTGGAAAGACGTCCGCACGGGCAAGGCTTGTGGTCGAAAGAAGGGCGAAAAGCGTGGCACACCATATTGTCGTCCGACCAAGCGTGTAAGTTCAAAAACGCCTAAGACTGCATCAGAGATGACAGCGAGTGAAAAGCGTAGTAGAATATCTCAAAAGAAAAGACTTGGACAACCTGCAGGAAAACCAAAGCGCGTCAAGTCGCTCAAGAGAAAGAAAAAGTAGATGGCTGTATCTGGAAGCACTGACTTTGAGCTTGATGTCGCAGAGTACATCGAAGAGGCGTTTGAGCGTTGCGGCTTAGAGGCTCGTACTGGCTATGACATCAAGACTGCAAAAAGATCACTGAACTTGATGTTGGCAGACTGGGCAAACCGTGGTTTGAACCAGTGGACCATTAAGCAGCGCACAGTAACAGTCACAAAGTCTACAGGCCAGTATCAGTTGGACCCAGACGTCATTGATGTTCTAGCTCTTTCTGTCCGTCGCAGTGGCACAGACTATAGCGTAGATAGAATCAGCCGTGATGAGTATCTGTCGATCCCAACAAAGACGACAGAAGGACGTCCAACGCAGTTTTTCTTAGATCGTCAGATTGTTCCAAACCTAAAAGTATGGCCCTTGCCAGATACATCTACTGATGTTTTGGTATATGACTGTCTGACTCGTATTGATGATGCAGATACAGCGATTGATACAATGGCTGTCCCGTTTCGCTTTTACCCATGTTTGACTGCTGGACTTGCATATTATCTAGCATTGAAACGTGCACCAGAGCGTGTGCAAATGCTGAAAGCAGTCTACGAAGAAGAAATGCGTCGTGCGATTGATGAAGATCGCGATAGAGCGTCGTTCCAGATTTCTCCAAGTCTAAGGAATTATCGAATTGTCTAGGTTTGCATCTGGAAAACATGCCTATGGCATTTCAGATAGGTCAGGATTCAGGTATCGCCTGAAGGACATGCGCAAGGAGTGGAATGGGCTTCTTGTGGGCAATGACGAGTGGGAAGCAAAGCATCCACAGCTTTCTCCATTTAACGTCGTTGCGGATGCAGAATCTCTTAAAAACGCACGTCCTGAAGTAGATTTAGAGCAACAGCGAGACATGCAGTATGGCTTTCGTCCCGTTGGTTTTCGTGGCATTCCGGGTGTTACGCCTCCAAGTCGTTTAGAGGGTGTAGGTCAGGTTGGCACGGTAGGTTTTCCTGTTACGGTGCCTGTTACAGGCGCAGTGGCTACATTTGCCACAGGCACAGTAGCCTTTCCTAAACGTGTTGTTGTTACAGGTGTTTCAGCAACGGCAAGTACAAAATCAACGTCGCTGTCCTTGGGTGGCGCATTTGGCGGCACAGGTAGTTCTGGTACGGGCGGCGTAGGCTCAGTTACGGTGGTGGTATAATGGCTTTTACATATGATGGCTTAAAAGAGGCAATTCAGGATTACGCAGAGAATTCTGAAACTACTTTTGTAAACAACCTGCCGATCTTTATTAGAGCGGCTGAAGAGCGAATTTTAAAGAGTGTACAGCTTAATTTGTTTGTTCGTCAGCTTGACGGTTCTATGACTGCAGATAACCCATACTTGGCTGTCCCATCTGATTTCTTGGCACCTATATTCCTTGAAGTTATTCAAACGGGTATTGCACAAGGGCCAACATATGGTGCGCGTGAACCTTTAGAGTTCAAAGAGATGTCATACATCGAGACATATACGCCAGACCCCGCAACAAAGGGTCTTCCAAAGTATTACGCAAACTATGATTTTGGTAACTTTCGTCTAGCTCCAACGCCAGACGCAAACTATAACTTTGTTATTCAGTACATGTATCGTCCCGCGAGTCTTACTTCGGTTGCGACTCCTGCCACAGATACAACATGGTTAAGTCGCAATGCAGAATTGTCTTTGCTTTACGGATCACTTGTAGAGGCGTATGTCTTTATGAAGGGCGAACCAGACATGATGACTATGTATGATAAGAGATTTTCAGAGTCACTAGCTGGCTTGAAGATGTTGGGAGAAGCAAAAGAGACCACACAAAACTATCGTGCTGGTCAAGTGGTTAGGAATAAACAGTAATGTTTAAGATGGATTTTCAAGTTCCTGAGACACCTATTGTCACTGTCGAAACGACAGAGGGCCGTGGGTTTACTCCGGATGAAGTTGCAGAACGCTGTGTAAAGAAACTGATTAGCGTATCGGATAGTGCGCATCCAGCTATTCGCGATCAGGCACGAGCGTTCCAAAAGCACATGGAGAAGGTGGTAGCATTTTATATGCGCGAAGCTATTCGCAGTGACCGCACAACCGTGTATAATGCCCTTAATGATGCGGGGCATCCAGAACTGGCTGACGCAATAAGGAGATTATGACATGGCGATCACCCAAGCAATGTGTAGCTCATTCAAGCAGG